CGCCACCTGCAATAGATGTACTATATGTTGAATCACCAGCAGCAGCAGCAGAATTAACACCTGCAATAACATCATGTCCAGCAGTTTTAGTTTTTACTACACTACCTTGTATTATTGCTGCTTCACCTTGTCCATGAGCTGAAGGTGCAGCTGTTGATTCGTCCTGTAAAGTAACCGCATCAATTCTTACAATAGCGTAAGAAGCAGTTTCTTTTGCAGCACTTAATGAAGCTGTTGCATCTCCAAAGTTAATTTTAATTAACTGTCCTGGAAGGTAGAATGAAGGTTGAGTACCTTCAGCACCTATTACTATTTCACTACTAGACTGACCATAAATATTCTGTAAATTTCCAGATTTTTTATAATCACCCATCATTTTAACATATACAGTTGTTCCTACAGTTTCATAAGAGTTTAATTGAGTATCAATATTTGTACCGTCTAAAGTTTCTACCCATGTTGTATTATCATTACTAAATGCAACAGGATAAGCATACCTTTTATGGTAAGAACCTCTTTTTTCACTCCATTTGAATGAAGGATCATCCGTTGGTTTTTTGCTTACTTTTGACAAGAATCGAAAGAAGGGATCTTGCGCTAAAGAAAGTTCAGAAACTCTGTCACCAAAGTTATACTTTCTACGCAGATCGCCAGTATCTAGATTAGGGCCTGAACCAGGTCCATTTCCAGAAACATCGACTGTTGTCAAATCAGTATTCGAGCCACCTCGAACACCGACATTAAATAAATCAGCCATTTTGACCATCTCCTTTTAACCTTTCCTCAACTACGCAATGCGTCTTTAGTCAGGTTTATTTTAAGTTACGTTCGGTAGATGATCTAAATTATCTAACCGAACAAATCGTCTACACCACCGTCAATGCCTAACATAGAATCAAACATACTATCATCTTGAGACTTTCTTGCTACGCCTTGACTGTTTGAATCACTAGCGGTTGTTGGAATGTTCCTAACGTTTTTCATCTGATTTAACATATCTTGTTTAGTAGAGTTAGCTACTTTTTGATTAGCTTGATCTTTATTTAAAAGATAATGAATATCATCTAAAGTAAGATTTCTACTTTTAGCTTGGCTTTTAAAATCAACATATTGTTCTTTTGTCATATTATGTTTTTTAATAAACTCAATTTCAGCTCTTCTTTGAGCTAATTTTTTTTGAGTTACCATTGCTTTAGTTTTCTCTCTCTTTAAAACATCATTTACTCTATTATTAACAGCAGAATCTATTTGAGCTTGCATGACTTGAGCTGATTCAGAATCTGGATTCTCAACAGCTTCAGTAGGATCATAAACAAAATCTTCGCTTAGATTTAACTGTTCTTTTATGTTTTTTGATGGTTTCCCACCATTTTGCAGATAATCACGAACATGATCAACAAGTCCACTATCACGTTTCATCGCATCGAGAACAGGTACAAAAGGTTTTAATTCGTTTAGCTGTTGATTCATTTTAATAGCTTCACGACTTGAATCTCTATACCTTTTTTTATAAGGATTATTCTCATTGTCCCATTGCACATTAGAGCCTTGTGATTCATTGTGGGTTACCATATTGGAGCCACGGTCACTCTGGGTTACTTTTGTGTTTTCTGTTGGTTTAGCTTCCACTCTGTCTGCAACCATACCGTTGACAGAACTTTCTAATTGACCAAAGAAATCTTCGGAGTCAGCAGCATTTTGAGCAGCTGAGTTACCTTTTTTTTCTTCTGACATAACGTCTCCCTCTTTTTTAGTTAAAAAAAATTAGTATAATTTAATTAAAACTTTATTAACTTTCCAAATTATTTTCTGTTTTATTTACAGCTTTATCAATTTGAGCTCCTGCTTGAGCTATTTTAGTTTTAACTGCAGAGTCTAATTCAGCTTTTTTAACTTCAGCTTGATTTTGAAGTTCACTTCTTAAAACCTTCTGCTTAGCCTCTGTTTCACTATAACCTTTATTAAGTTCGCTTTTAACTTCCTCTTTCTTTTTATTGATTTCAACAGAAGCTTGCATAACCTGTCCTTTAATACCTGCTTGAACAAGTTGTCTTTCTAAAGTTTCTATAGTTCCAGTTAAATCTTTTATTTGTTCTTCTTGAGAACCAACTTGACCTTGTAACTGTGCATACATAGACTTTCTTTTAGCAATCTGTTCTTTATTTCTAATATCAGTTTCGCCAAGTAAAGCTATATCATCAATTACACCTAACTGCATTAATTCTTTTAATTCTGCAACATAAGCCCATCTATTAACTGGAAGTGTAGATCCAGCTACAATTCTTACATCAAATTTTGCTACTTGATAATCATAAATTTTACCAATAGATTCACCAAAATCATTATACATAGGTATATTAATTTCTATAGTTCGTTCTTCCTGTAATGCGCTTGGTTGAACAACTCTAAATACTTTTTGAGCACTATATACAGCTTGCGTATATTGTTTTACTAAAATTCCAAGTTGTTTTAAACCTGGTTCTAAAGCATTTTGCATCCATTGTTTTATTCTTCTTGTACCATATTCATCAAGTGCAAGCATCCCTCTATATGTTTCACTAGCTCCTCCAGAATCACCCATCATAGAACTATATATACCTGCTAAATATTCCATATCTCCTTTTGCTTCTTGAACTAAATTAAAAAATGCAGCATTTAAAGGAGCAGGTTGCACAGGTTGTGGAGCTTGAGCTCCTGGCCTTATTGGAAGTAAAGCTCCAGGGGAACTAGAATATCTTTCCCAATAATCAGTATCTATAGAACCTTCTTCATGCATCCATCTTAAGCTACTACCTAAAGATGCATTATGAACAAGTAGTTGATGAGCTTTATTTATTTCCCTTTGTTTACCTATTAATGGAGAAACAGCGCTAATAGGATAAGGAGTTCCAGTCCATTTAAAATGTAAAGGAACAATAGGATAATCTTTTACTTGTTCAGGTAATACTTTTTCGAATAAGGTTTTATCACCAACTACTGTAGTTTGTTTAACTCTATCATCATAGAATTTTATAACATCTACAATTTTTTCTTTAAACCCTTCATCTTCCATAAGTATTTCTAATTCTGGTTCTGTAATTATTTTATTACCAATAGTAGTAGCTCTTTCTTGCATTTGAGCTATCATTGATTGTTCAGCATTTCTTAATTGACTTTGCATATCTTCTTGAAGTTTTTGAATTTCAAGCTCAAATCTTTCAGGAATCATTTGTCCTGAATCTAAAGCAGCTTTTAATTGTTGTTGAGTTTCAAGAAATTTAACTGATAACTCTTGTTGCATTTTCTGCATTGAAACTTGAACTTGTTCTTGTATTTGTTGTAACTGTTCTGGAGGAAGTTCTTGTTTATAGAATAAATTAACATATGGAACTTTAATTTTTTCATACATTTCATATAATTCAATCAATTCATCTTCTTCTCCATCTAAAGTTACAGATTCATCAGCATCTATATCTTTATATGTAAAGTCTTTTCTATCGTTGCCTAAAGCTTTTTCACTATATTCTAAATCATTATCTTGCCAACTATTAGCCTTTTTGATTTTTTTAATATCATCAGGATACAAAGCAAATAAATGTTCTTTAGGTAGAATTTTTCTAATCATTACAAAATTAGCATCTCTAAACAGCATATCTCTAGATTTTGGATCTACAAATACATCAAATGGTTCTGGATTTTTTATAACAACTTCACCCATTCCATGATCTGCGTTTTGATCAACAGAAACAGAAAGATAACCTACACCTTTAGTTACAGAGTCATTAATTGCATTTGCATGCAATGTTGAACCATCTGATCTATCCCATATGTAATCAGCCATATCTGAAAATACTGATGCAACATCTATATCAGAGCCTTCAGCACCAACAGCTTGCCATCTAGGTTTATTAGCTGTAGCATAAAAATTAAGCATTTCTACAACAGGCATAATTCTATTTATAGTAAATGTAGGCATACCTTGTTCTTCAAGAATTGTTTTCTCATCATCAGTTAATTGATTATCATGAGCAAAATCACATCCTTTTTGATTTATATATTCCCAATGAGTCCTTGATGGACCATTAGCCTGTTCAAAAATGTTTTTTATTCTTTCAGCTGTTTTATCTACTCTTTTTGCCATTATTTTCCTTGTTTATAATTAGTGTCAGCAATTACAAATTCACTACCTTCCCAATGTGTGTTACCTTTAGGAGCTTTTTCATGCCTTTTCCCAACGGGATGTGGCGTACCTTCAAAAGGTCATACATGCATTTTAGGTCTACCATTATTATTAACCACGTCTTCTCCTATTTCTCATAACATTACCCATTCCTGGTCTACTCATAACTCTAGAACCACCTCTATTTTCAATTCCAGGATTATTTCTAGGAACTCTACCTATTTGACCAGCCCATTGTCCTGGACTTGGAGTTTGAGGTTGTAAGTTTTGAGGACCTACATTTTGAGGACCTGCATTACCAGTATATGCATTTGGCCCTTGTTGAGGGATAGGTCTCATTCCTGGATTTATATTTGCATTTGGTCCTGGTTGAGGGATATTTCCAGGTGTCATTTGATTAGGAACTTGTCCTGGTCTCATCGGTGCATTTGGTCCTGGTTGAGGTATGCCTCTAGGCGTCATTTGATTTGGTACACCTTGATTTGCATAAGGTCTATTAGGCCTTATATTTCTACGTTTACGTTGTGGTTGTCCAGGAACTTGATTACCTGGATTCATATTATTATTATAAGCCATTGTTTCTCCTTAAGCTACAACCCAACTTTTAGAAGAGGGTCTATGTTTTTTCCAAACACCTTCTCTATTTTTCTGAATAGATTTAGGTGGATGTGCATGCTTACATGCGTAAGCTAATGCATCTATTGTATCATCATGTCCCATTCTGGGACCGAAAGTAAAAATTTCATGTTGCAAATCGTAGTGTTCTTTTCTAACAAACATACTTCTTATTGCAAATCTTTGAGCTAATACTTCCTGTATTCTATCCCTCTTACTCATCCTGTTTCCTGGCTTTTCAGCACAGTACTTTACTCCAAAATCATTTCTTCGTCTCATTTCCGAAACAAGTGCCTGAAATACTGGTTTAGACATTGCCGTATCCTCAATGGTAAAGAGAGAAGGGTGATAAATTTTGTTATAATCAAATAAATGATCCACAATACCTTTTTTCCCATCACCAGGAATCCCCAAAACAGGTAATGACCTATTACGAAGATAGTCAAGAACGTAGCAATTATTGTCACTATCAACAGCGACAACGAGGATAACACTAAAGTCAGTATCTCTTCTAGCGCTATCCGTAGCTGGGTCAACCCCCGCAAAGACATTGACAGGTTTTTCAGTCCCATCTTCAAGAATGATGTAATTAACACCAGTATCTTCATCATGCTTAAACCTTCCATCCCAAAATTGTAAATGATCTCTTGTAAAAATAGCATCTTCACTATTTTGTACTTCCATCATATACTCTTGGTAAAACTTTTGTGGCTGCCCTGAATCTGCATAGAACTTCTTTTTACGTTCCATTTCTTTTTGCCCAAACCATCCAGGCCATAAAGAAGAACCATCTGGCTGTAAAGCTTTATAACTTATAACATGCCAACTATACTTATCACCTTGCTTTAAAGCTTTTTCTTTACCCACAAGTATATTTTGTATAAAGGAGTCAAAGTGAACAGGAGTTCCATTAATCCTAAGCCTACCCGTATGTGGCTCAAGAGCAGGGAAAACAACTGCGGTAACAAGATTCGAGATTTTAGCACGAGACTCAGACGTAATGGTATTATTTTCATCTTCAAAGTCGTCCAGAACAATGAGGTCGTATCTTTTATGGAGTTTTGCTCCTCCTCTAATGCCTGATAAATTTGATTTTGATATAAGTTTACATCCATTTGTCAGTTCTATATCGTCTTCTGTCCATTTTTTACCTTTTAAGTTACCGAAATAATACGAAACTTTTTCATTATATTCCAAATGGTATTTTATATAGTCTAAATTTGGCACACTAATTTTAGACGATGCAGCTACCCAACCATAGAATAAAGGAGAAGTTGAAAAACAAAAATCTCTCATAATACTACACTTAGTTAATACTGTTTTTCCGTGTCCCCTTGGCAATATAACTGCTAATTGCCTTTTATCCATATCCATTAAAGCATCTGCTACTTCATAATGAAAGAAAGGAGTTTCACTTCTCATAAAATCATCAGGTAAAAATAATTTACCAAATGAAATCATATCTTTTTGAGCAAGCATTAAAGCTTCTTCTGCTTTACTTACATTTTGAGTATTTATATTTGCCATATATTATTTAAATGGTGTATCTACGTCTTTAACCAATTCAAATATTTCATCAATTATACCTGGATCATCAATTAGTTTGTTGAAGTATTTAGGATTTGATTTTTGTACACTTATAAGCGCGTCTGTTACTTCATCTGCTGAAGGTTTATGTCTATGAAAAGATGATTTAATAAGATTTTCTGATTTCGTTCCTGAAAAAGGAACATCATCACCATATTCAGCTAAACGTCTTAGATCACCATATCTTTCTCCACCTGGCGAAGTTGTAAGATTATACTTTGTTGGTAATCCAGTTCTTGATTCATCAACTAAACTTTTTTTTGTCAACCAATCATTAGCACCTTTTCTCCAGTTTGTAGTTATTTTATGATGCATGTATTTTGTATAAGCAGGACTATCCATTAATCTTTTTAATCCTTTTGTTGTTACAGTACCTGTTGCATTTACAAGACCTTCTCTTAAATTTTGAGGAAGAGATTTTACATACTCTAATGTATAACCTCTTAAAGCCATTGGATTAGTAGCATTTCCTAAAGTTAATTTATCTAATGCTCCTAATGCAGGTCTAGGGTTAACACCTCCATGTGGAGTTGGTTTTAAATTGCTAGGTCTTCGACGCCAGTTTGGAAACATAGCTTTAAGTTTTTTATCACCTATTTTTCTAAAATTTTCAGGATTTATGTTATCTAATACTTGAGTTCTTGCTGGTCCTCTAAATTTAGGTAAGTATTTACTTGCAATTTTGTTCAACTGCCATCCAGCACCAGCACCTCCACCTGCTAAAGCAACATCCCATAATGTTTCACCCCAATCTTCGAAAAAACCTGTTGTTGCTTCATGTGCTCCTTGTCCAAAAATACCATCTTGAATAGCTTTGAAAGATCCCCATGGAGCAGCTTCGTATTCTGACTCTTCAGGTATTAAAAAATCTGGATCAGCTGTAGGCGCTATATCATAATCTGTTATACCCATAGCTTCTGGAGTTATATTAGGAGGGTCTACAAGTGGACTTATATAAGGCATCTCATATGATTCTCCTGAATAGTCTGTTGGATTTTCCCACTCATCTATTCTTGCATCGTCTATTACTATCTTAGCCATTTTTACCTACCTTATCAAGTTCTTTAAAAAGTTCATTATACCACCAGTATTAGCTTCATTGTGATCTTGAATGTCATAAGTAAATACATCATCCATATACTCATCTCTAGCAAATTCTGAACCTAATTGACCCATTTCATTAACAAGATTTGGATCCATACCAATATCTCGTGCTGTAGGGTTGTAGAGACCTTGTTGTTTAACTTTATGTACTAAATCTAAAATAGTAGGTTGCTCAATGCCACCAGATTGGTAAGCTTGATTAAAAACAGCATCATCTAAAGCATACTCTGCCATCATTCCAGTTTCTACTGCATCTCCTACTACAGTAGAATAATTACTAATATTTTGTCTGGTATATGGGTCCATATCACCAGTTTCACCATAATCTATAAGACCTTCAGGATCTTGACCTGCCGTTGCTCTTAAAAATTTTAGACCAAACTGAGTATTTTTATCTCTAAAGAATTCATCAGAACCAGTAGTCCAATCATCATCAGGTATATTATAAACAAAATCCTTGTAATTTTCTTCCATTTTATGCATAGGCATATCAAAGTAATCAGCAGCAGCTACTTTCAATTGTTTTGAGGTTAAATTATAATCTCTATAAGGGCTGTTATTTAAATATTGTAGCAATGTATTATCTGCGTCATCTTCAAAATCTCCACCCATTGTTATATAATGCTCTAGTAAATGCGGTGGTATCCAGTTAAATATATCATGTGAGTAATTACTCATTTTATTCTCCTATTTCTTTTGGTCTTTCAGCTTCAATTAAATGTTTATCGGCAAAACCTTTAAATAAGGCCCCTGATACCTGAGTAACCGTTGTTTTGTTTTTATCTTCTAGATCCATTATATCAGACAACTTAAATAATGCTTTTAATCTAGTCTCATCCTTTTCAGATGACATTGCAATAGTATTTATATTTTTTAATATACTATTCTCATTTATACCTAATTCTTCTAATATAGGCTTTAATTCTTCTTTCATAGCTGTCATTACCCTCTTTGTTTTAACTAGTTGCGCTGACTTATGCTTAGCATAGCCAGGGTTAACTGTAGGAAAAGCTTTCATATAAGCCTCCTGCGGTGATAACCCTGAAGCTATGTATATTACGAAAAGATGCTCATACTTACTAAGTACGGTCCGATCTAGCAGAACGTCTGCAGAACTCTTACTCCCTCCAAAGGAGTAAATATTGAGTCTGCGCGAAGTGTCCATTTTCGCCTTGGAGGTTACTGGAAAAGTCCCAGTGCACGTGCCTACGTATTCCCTAACCTTATTCCGCCCTTTGGGCACAACCATCTTTCCTTTGCGCAATATCTGTATAAAGCACCCATCATCAGCCTCTACCCAATCACCTACCTCACCACTTCGCCAGTCACTTACGATATTAAAATCGCTAGGTACTTCGTCTATATCATCAAATACTGTATGCTCTATTTTATTTACTTTATAAAATCTCATATCAACAAAGCCTCCGTCAAGGAGGCGCTAATAATTAAGCCTTACCATATTTCTTAAAGAACATAATCTCTAGTATATCCTGTTTAGTTAACTTCGCAATATCTTTCTCCGTTATTTCAGGAATATTTTCAGGCTCTATTAACTCTTCTTTAATACTCTCTATTTCATCAGAGCGATCATCATACTTTATAGTTAATATATATTTTTTCATGGACTAAATTTATTAAACGGATTATTTAAAAGCAAGTGTTATTTAGGCAACTTTTAAAAATTGTGCCATTTTGGTATGTGGTATTATAAAGGGGTCTGGGGTAAATCAGAGATTTTCAAAAGTGATTTTAGGTTATTTTTAATTTAGAATTTTTTAATGTTTTTTAATGTTAATTTAAGGAGATACATATGTCTGACAAATTGTTAGATGTCCTTAAAGCTGCGGTTGTAAGCAAAGCTTGCCGTGGAAGATACATCAATGTAAGACGTACTCTTAGAGACTTGGAGCAAATCCAGGACAATGAGTTGGACAGTCAAACTGCTGATGAATCCTCTATGGATAAACTAGTAACTTTACTAGGTAGCAGTGCTAAGACTCAGGATAAGTTAACTAAGGATCTTAAGATTCTTGGTGAACGTTTCCAGCAGTTTGTGGACTCAAGCAAGAAGTAAACTACTTCGGTTAGGGGAGAGCGATGCGAATACTTGTATTTGCCGTGACCTTTCCCCTTTCTTATGTTTTTTTATTATTATTTATATGTATTATGGTATGCATACGGCGTAAAACGGGCTTAAATCAATGTATAGTGCTCATGAATAGTCTCTTACCAGCGTGAGTGCCCGTGTATGTATTATATATATAAACTTATACCAAACTATATGTGTGTCGTAAGTGGTTAAGTCCTACTTAAAATGTGCTTTGTAATCCTTTTACCTATTCTAACCATTAGGTGTAAAGTATAGCCCCAGTTCGCTACTGGTTGTGGGAGTCCTGATACACATATATTTTTTTTTAATAGCCTAAGGTAATCCAAGCCTAACATACGCTTTAGCTCTTTATGAGTTAGTATGGGAGTATTCACTCACCTGAACAAGTGGGTAGTTAAACTGTTCAATAATTTTAACTCTTAACCAATAAGGAGAACCTACCAATGGATGATTATGATGAAGCATATGATGCTGCTATTGATGATATATCAAGCGAGTGTGATGTGCTATTTATATAGATATAATGCCTGAGTATGCATTTAACTGCTCAAGAATTAGATTTCGTACGAAGGTGTAATTGTTAAGCAGTACGCAACTGTCAGCATTAAAAGCGCAATGAATGCCTAGAGTTAATCACTCGAAAGGTTCCTTTTCGGAGATGAGACGCCAACCACAGTCTCTAGCCTGAGCATGCTTAAAAATAGTTATCTATGGCGATAGATGTAATTGTGCTTGAAGCCCCTACAAACTGCTCAATAATTATTTAAACTCTTAACCAATAAGGAGATGATATGATGAAATGTATCTACTGTAGTACTAAAAAAACATCTCTACAAAAACTATTCTGTGATAGATGTAATGATAATATACCTGATGAACATAGAACTAAATTAATAAGAAATTATCTTAGTACTAAAAAGAAATTAAAAGATTACATGAAAGATAAATATAGTAACTCAAAACAATCAGAAGGAGACAAGTGATGGCATTTATATTTGACTTTATATATGTACTATCTAGTATAACATCTATTGTATTTTATAGTTATGTTATAGTTATTTTACATAGATTATTAAATGAGGGGGTTCTACCATGGCAAAGCAGATAAGTGAAGTAGTATATAATCTTATGGTTGGACTAGGTGGTAGATTATGTGGTGTATGTGATAGTAATTGGCATGATAAAGATGATCCTGTATGTCAAGAGTGTGAAATAGAGATTAAAGAAGTGGTAGCAGAAGCAGAGAATTGGTAGGAGACACAACAGCCGAGGGAAATGGGTAGTGAGGCAAAAGGACCTGAAAAAGTGGTCGAGTAGGCTGTTAAATATTAATAGGGTTGTAGTGACAGGCGAGTAATATACAATGCATGTAATAGAGACGTGTAGTATTACTAACGAGGGTCAATCAGCCCTATTATGCTGAGATATATATATCATTTACTATAAATA